GTTAGCCCCACGATGGTCTTTTGCTATTAAAGTAATCTTATGATTTTCTTCAATCCACCTTCTACGCAAATGAACTGCTCTATTGGGAATTCCAAGGTGTTTGGCTATTTCAGTTGCAGATTGCAGTTTCTCCCATAGTTGGATGAACTCCATATCCGTACACGTTTCATTATGTGAGCCCATTGCAATCCTTAGTCAATAAATTTTCTAGGAGATTAATAACCCTATGCTCTTGCATTTCAATGTCATCATCTGAGGACTTTGGATCTGTAGCCACAGACATCAAATCATGTAAAAAGATGTGAAGCAACTCGTGTAATGCAGTCCTGTCCAAACTGTCAGGTGTTATCTTTTCAGCACCAAAGTCACCTAAACGATAAACGGCAAGCCTAGCAGCAGGGGTAAATTCAACAGAAGCCATGGCCGCTTTAGCGGGTTTTATGCCCTTCTCAATACGCCAATCACCAAGACTCAACACTTGTTGCCACTTCTTGACACTTTGTGCAAACAACTTAGCGTCTTCAGTGGTTGGAATATTTTGCATGATTTTTACATGAAGTTACATTCAGATTTTCTACGCTTATCAAGGCCAGCAAGCACCTTGCCGCCACCCTTATTCCATTTCATTAACTCTTCTTTAGCACCTTCCCAATCTTGGGCATTAATTTTTCTTTTAAGGGTACTTGTCTGCAACCTGCCAATTCCGAGGTTATAACAGAAATCTACTACAGCATTAAGTTTGCGCTCGTCTGTGGCAAGAATGGGGCAGTTCCGCAGTGCGCCAGGCAGGTAAGTGTGTTGAAGCTCGTACATCAATAATGCCGATGCCGTAGGTTCATCCATTGGTGGATCTTGCAAGGTTACTTTGCGCCCATCAGAATAGTAAGTGGACCCATACCCTATGGTGGCCACACCCGCAGGACAGAGATAGGGCTTACTTCTAAACCCTTCATACTGTTTACATAGTGAAGCGGCTATCTCTAAGTTCATAGACCACGCTTAGACAAAGTTCTATCAAGGAACCAGTAATTGATTGTTCCTGATAACAATGCAGAAAAGTCTGGTGTCATCATTGTCTTAAAGACTTCAGTAGCAGGTGCGCCATTTAACCAAGCGTTATAAGCAAACCACACATGGATGAATGACCAAACGAATAGTACCCAATATGTTACTACTGGACGCACAGAAGCAGAAAGTGAGGCTACCCATCCACCTGCGGCTTTAACCATCTCTGCTTGCTGTGTAATGGCGTTGTTGAAGGCATCCATCACACCTACATCAATAGCAGCTTCTCTTTGTGCGCCTATCTCTGCAAGTTTTTGTTGGCCACGTTGAGCTTCCAAGTCGCATTGAAACTTAAACATATTAAGTTCATGCTCACGCTCATTTTTCTTGTCCATCCATTTCAGGACCTCAGGGGCTAAACGAAACACCCCACCAAAGATAGAGCCTAATAAACCACCAGATAGCATTTCAAACATGATTACAGTCCAATACGATTAAGTAGGAGATTAACAATTTTGTCCGACAAATTGTTAGGAAGAAAACGTAAAAACCCTAAAAAATACTGAGCCACAAGCCCATAGACAAATATCTTTAGGCATAAGTCAAAAGTCTTTTGGTACTCATTCATCGACCACACTTTACTTTAGCGCACATATCTTGTATCTCAGATATGCCAAAAGCAACAGCTAACCCAAGCAAAATCAAGATAAAAGCACCAGCAACAATAGCCATTTGCTCATCTTGTTCTTCTTTCTTTTTCTTGGCATCGGCTTTGGCTTGTCTAGCAGCATGGGCATCCTCAACATCCATCAATTGAGCACGTTCTTTAATCTTATTCCAAACATCAATCTTTCCAGACTGCATAAAGAGCATTTTTAGTTCTTCTTCAAACTCACGAGCTTGCTCTAGTGCCATCTCAATCTGAATAGCAGTTCCCATGTTGGAACCACCAGCTTTTTTTGCATGAACCATTGCTTTGGTAGCAGTTGACTTGGCATCAAACATCTTGCCAATCATTGGCGCAAGAGAGCCTAAGTCATTAGCAACCTGTGCGGCTTGCTTGACTACCTTAATAGCTGACTGTATGCCAGCTAGAGCTGTTAGAGGGTCTATCATTTTCTTTCAACCTTTTGCCATTCAAGACACACTACTTTTCGGCTGTAAACATCACCTGTCCACGCCCACCTAACACATCGATATTCAGTTTTATCTTTACTAGAGGCCACCAATGTAAGCAATATTGAAAGGACTAGTATCCATTTCACGGAAACGCCCAAAGAATAATGTAACTACAAAAGATGACAAAGCAAGTAATCAAGGCTGCAACAATAAATGCAACAGCCGTGTCTCTCATTTTTTATTCCTAGCTGAAATATTCTTTGCTTTTGACTTAGCGTCTGCTTTGGATGAAGCACCCCAAGCTTTTAATGACAACAACAATCTAGTTGGTTTGCCATCCTTGTACTCAGGACCTGCCATGTTGCCCATCCTAGCCAAGAAGCTTGCCCGTCTAGGATTGTCACCAGACTTCACGGGTGCTTTTAAATTCATGCCTTCAGCTTTAGCACTAGCCCTGCCTTTAGCATTAAGTCCACCTTTTGGGTTCTTACCCTCAGATCGTGTCCATGCAGCGGATTTCATTACTTTGCTTTCTTAGCAGTTTTGGCAGACTCTTTGAATGCTTTGGCAGTAGGTGCGCCCTTAGTGCCAGGTTTACGCATCTTTTCTTTTGAGCCATTGGCTATACGTTCTTGCTTTTTGTGAATGTTTGCATAAAGTCCAGGTTTAGTAGCCATATCAACTCCAGTTATTTCTTAATAAAAGTTTGCCATATTGCGCCAGCTGCCATGATTAACCCACCTACCCAAAGAATAGGTTTGGCAGCAGATGCAATCCATCCAAGCACTTTAAAAGCCCCTTGCAAGGCATCAAAAGCCTCTACAAGCCCTTTAGTGTTCTTGTCTATGCTATCTACCTTAGATTCAACTTCAAGCAGTCTTTCGTAGATTTGTTCGTGGGTAACTTTTTCATCCATGATTTACCTCGGAGCAACAGAACGATAAGGACTACCTAACTTCTGAGCATTCTCAAAAGCTTTCATTTGCTTTTCACCAAGAGTGGAAACACCCAACTCGGTTGATCCAGCAAAGGGAGGCACAATAAAGTCACTGGCTAAATCAACCATGCGACCATAATCTTTCTTTTGTGCGGCATCTGCAAAGCCAGGTATGGCCATCAAAGCACCAACAGCCAATCCACCTTTTAATCCACGTTTCATTTCTTTATCAAGATTGACTTTAGGACCTTCAATGTTTTCTTTACGATAGCCTTTGATAATTGCATTTTCTTCAGGTTTTAAACCACCGCCCTTGCCTGGCTCAAATGCAGGGCGATAACCAAGGATCTCATTAACTTGGCCATAGGTCTTAGCACCAACTTCACCGCCACCATAGAAGCTTTCCAAATAACGCTTCATGCCAATTTCTTGTTTTGTTAAACCTGCTTCTGAAGGATCAATAGGTTTTTTAGCTTTAGATACGGGTTTCTCAGCAGGAACAACAGGTGCAACAGGTGCAACAGTAGCAACAGGTGCTACCGCAGTGGGAGCAACAGCCATGGTTGCAGGTTTAGTTGTTACTGTTGTTGTAACAGGAGCTTCTTTTGTAACAGTAATTGGCAATTGATTTTTAATTGCGTTGCCAACAATGTCTGCTTCCCATTGCTTAGTAATCTTGCCACCACTAATTTCTTCAGCTTTAGCTAACGGCACTCCATACTTTGTTTCAAACTCAGCGGCAAACTTTGTTTTAGGTTCTTCAACAGGCACAGGAACGGCAGTAGGCGTAGCTTTAGACAAATCAGAACCATCCATGGTTGGCTCAACCCGACTCATAATGTCTCTAGATTTCAATCCTTCTTTAGGACCTGAACCTGATTTATAACCTGCATAACCTGCGGCAGCTAACGCACCTAAACCTAAAGCAGGAAGTGCCCAATTACCAACAATTTGATCAATCAATGCGCCAACGGCAGAAGGTGCTTGAGGAGCAGGTGTTTGTGCTTGTATTGCTTTGTTTGCTTGACCTACTTGACCTATTAATCCTTGTGCATCAATTTGGCCAACATTGGGTTTTCCCATTACAGGAGGTGCAATAGGTTTTGTTTTACGAGGAGAGTTATCTACAGGGGCTTCTTGTTGAGGAGCCATTTGCTGTGGAGCCATCGGAGGCTGACCACCAAAAAAGAATGAATTAGCTTCTTCTTTAGAAAGAGTTTCATAAGCCGTAGTCATTTATCAATCTCCTGGTGACAACACAATTTGGTTTCTACCATTGACCATCAATGAACCCTTAGGAGGAAGAATACTTCTGCCCTCTAATTGTGATTTCATTTTATGTTGGAAGGTATTGTTAATAGCTTGGAAGATTTCAGACTTTTGGAAATTATCTGCAAGCTGACCTTGATCAAAAGTTTTACCTGTCTTAGCCATTTCACGTTGAGAAGCCAA